GAGCATGTCCAAATACACATACTGAAAGAATACCAGCTAATATGAGTTTTTTCATTTATTTCTCCTTAACACTATTTAATTGTGTTTATACTATGTTAGTATAACAGATTACGCTTACAACATCAACAGATTTGGTTACTTGTTCATTCCACGTTTCATAGCATCTTTGGCATTTTGAGCCACTACTTCTTGCGCTTGATTAGCGTTCATAGAAGTATCAGGAGCGTCGGTATTACCTTTGAAGCTGACCACTGCTGAATTTGGATCGTAAGGATCTATTACATTAGACAATGGTTCTCGAGATATGATATCACCTAAGTTTTCTTCTGTAATATTCACTCCTAAACCTTGAGCAAATTTTATAAATGCCTTAGATGATACTTGTAATTTAGCGTTGGTGTCTTTGGCACGCCCTGCTAAAAATTTAGTTAGAGCTAGAAGTTTTCCCGAGTCAACGGCTCTGCTATCTTCAACTTCAAAAATTAACATTATCTTTTAGCGCGGCCTAGGCCAGCACCACCCATCTCTGGAGATTCAGGTTCTTCAGGCTCTTCTATACCAGGGGCTAAACCTTCGTCGTCTGGCATTGGTTCTTCTGGCATTTCGCCCGCCATTCCGTCATCTATTCCTGGTACTGTCGGCACATCTTGCCCTGTAACAGTTCCTAACGCGGCATCCAACTGTTGTTTGGATTGTTGTAGATTTTGTACTAATCCTGCCAGTGCGGCAGTAGCATCTGTATTAAATTGCATAGCTTGATCAACACCTATTTGATTTTTGATTTGATCTATTAATGCTGGCAGGTCTTTAAACTGCATACTAGTTACTTGCTCTAGCATTTTCTGTACATTGTCTACCATATCTTGGGCAGCCAATACCACTTGTGCTTGTTGTACTTCTGACTCACGCAGAATACTATATACCTGACGACGGAAAGCTGAATTTTCTGTGACTGTTGCTAGAGCAGCCAGTGCTTGTTGTTGCGCTGGATCAGTAATATTTTTGCCTGTTTGGACACTTTTTAATGCGTTTTGGGCGGCAGTTTTTTGCTGAGGATCTTTAAGCTTGCTTAATTTTGCTTGAGCGGCTGCTTGACCTGCGGCTACAGTTGGATTAGGTTGCGGGACAGCGCTCTGTTGCTGTTGCACATTTTGTGTGGATCCGGCGGCGGCTCCGACTGGAACTGTAGATACTTCTTTGATCTTAGTAGCAAGAACTTGCTCCATCATCATTAGTTTTAGATAAGCTGGATCCTGTTCGCTGGTGTGAAATTCTCTAGTCTGACGATGGGCGTTAGCTAGTTTACGTACTTTTTCCAGCATTGTACGTGCTTGTTTAGCAGATATAATATCTACATTGATAGTGTCACCAAAGTAACTTTCAAAAACGTTAGCGGCTTGTCTTGAAGGTACCGGAGCGGATAGTTCGAACAGTTTCATTATTAAATCCTTGTTGTTGCAAGTATTTAGCTTGATTAATACAAATCGTTAAATCATTTTCTAACTTTTTCTTGTGTATAATCTTAGTTTCCAACTTGGTTCCTATAGTTTCTTTAAAAAGCCAACCTTTGCTTTTATCACCTATTCTAGCTCTAACATCAATATCATTAATCAAAGATGATAATTTAGTGTCTAAATTAAATATATCTCTTGCTAGGTTGTACTTTTTATATTTGTCTGCTATACACCAAGATACTGCTGTTTTTGTGCTGGTAAAAATTCCCACATCAGTGGCTGAACAAAATACTCTCCACCCAGATTTTTCTAATATGAGATGATATTTGTGGAAAACTTCGTAAGTTCCCTTGTCTGTTTGATATATGACATTGGATAGTTGGGAACCAAATTCATCCAGTAGTATCTGTTTTAATTCTTTATTGTAGTTCATTTGACAACATAATGCACAATTAAAAATCCTATAGTACCGATTAAAAATCCTATAATTCCTATTCCCCAACCAATAATTTGATCATTACGTTTGCTTGACATGTCTTCCACGATGGTATGTACTTTGTGTATGGATTCTGATACATCAATAATTTTAGTGGCTAGGTCTAGCAATCTGTTATTTAAACTATTATAACGTTCAGCGCAAAGCTCGACGTGTGCCTCTAGACTCTTTTTTTCTATCTCGGTAGCTTCGATCATAACATTCCCTTTGATATATTTATTCTAATTGTCTAAACCATACATTTTGTTTGTCTCCGCTGGTTACTATAACATCGGATAGATCCTTTTTATTAGACAACTCTACTAGCATAGGCACAGTATCACAGTCATTTTTTAAGTCTCTAAATGGATCTTCTAAAGGTCCAAATACTCCTGGTGTTTCTACTGCAAATTCAAAATACCAAATATCGTCTTTTTTTTCGGGACTAGATAATTCAAAAATTTGAGAGCGCATGCCTATTAATTGCGTAATAGTTTCCCAGTTTCTCTGCTGATTGCGTGAAAAATTCCATGAACGCTCGTCTTCGATTAGCTGATTAAATTGATCACGAAACGGCACTCGCGAGGATTTAAAATGACCAACAATACCGGTGGCTGTGATATCAAAGAAAGTTTCGCAGGCAAATCTCATTTAGAAGTTTTTTTCGATAGTTCGTATAAAACTTCAACTTTTTTACACATTTCATCAAGAGTAATATTTACATTCCTACTGTTAAATATCTCCATCCAACGTTTTTGCTGTTCGATATCTGCTAGTTCTTCATCTAGTAACGGATCTCGTAAATGTAATTCACGTGCTTTATCTCCTGGTCTACGAGCATATACAGTTCGCCCGCCATCTGGGCTTTCAAAGATAGTTAATTCTGTTATTTTACTAATTGTCATGATAGGAATATTTAACCTATTGTAGCAGGCGTGTCAAGTAAAGTCAACAAAAAACCCACCGAAGTGGGTTTTTGTATTTAAAGTTGCCTTTAAAATTAACTTGCTGATGTAGCTGTAGATGCCAAACGGAATCCAACGTTAGTAACAGCAGCCGCCGCCACATTGCAATATGTGTTAGCAGAACTATTATAAATGTTGCCTAAACCTTGAATAGTTGCTTGTAATGTAGTAGCTGTATATGCCCCAGTTGGGAATATAGCAACACTCATGTCAACTGTGTTGTTTGTGTTGTCAACTTGATAAATCGCTACTGTAGCAGTTTGCTGAATAGCTTGAAGAATCTGTTGAACAGCACCGTTAACACCAGCTTGGTTAAAAGCTGAATTACCTAGACCAATACCAAAAAAGTCTAATTTAGGACCAGCAAAGTTTACTGGTGTACCAGCTGGACTATATGCTGTGTTTGCTGCTAACTGTGGTCCGTTAAGAACGTCAGTTGCGAATACTGGTTGTGATCCGCCGTTTACTAATGGAATAAATGCCATGTTAAATCTCCTTTATATGTGAACCTCTCGGTTCTGCATTTATTTAGCTTTGATGGCAAAAATTAGGAGTTTGGATGTTAGCTTTTGGGCTGTTTAGTGGCACGTGTAAAATCAAACCGATTGACAAATTTTACAGTACCTCCAGGTATAGCTACTACCCAGCCTTCTTGGCCAGGATGTTGTAAATCTAGTTGACGTAATAAGTCAGTTTTGATATCGTGTATTAATACAAAAGCAGAAAACGCCGCCGATAATCCAGCTAGATTACTTCTAGGGCTTTGGAAATATTCTACTATATTATTATATTTTCTTGGTGTAACTTTAGTTTTCAACCATTCTGCGAATCCTGGTATTAATTGATTGACCTCAAATTTAGAAACATTTACATTTCCTATCAAACTATTGATGTAGTCTACACATAATTTTGGTAAATCTGTAATCTGTAACTGCCTCAGTTCAACTGGATTAAACAACATGTCTATATCTTTTCCATGTTGACTTAAAATCTGTTTTAACTGCTTGACTTGTTTGCTGTCACTAGGCTGTACGTTTTCGCTAGGCCGGATAGGCTCTATAAGCAATAGTCCCGGGACTGAATTCAGTTTTACATTTCCTAAAGGTTCTCTAATTCCACCAGGTTCTTTTATTCTAGTATGTATAGCTATACCAACTTCACTATTACCTATCTGTTGACCCAAGGAACTGGCTGCCGGAATGTTATATTGAACTATATTAGGCTTAAAAACATAAGCACCTTTATTTTCAGGAGGAGTAGAGGTATATAAAAGATCACCTTGTATAAATCCTTTAAAGTTACTGGGTATAGCCGATTCTAGCATAGGCCAAAGTTTTTCATATAATGGGGCTAAATTAGCAGTGCGGTTAGCTGATTTACCCTGTGCCGATGCTTCTGCATCTCTTTTTTCTAAATGACTTCTAATTTGTCTAGGGCTTGTAAATAGCCCGTTGTAACCTTTAGCCGAAAATCCAGCTACATCTGTAAGTATAAAAGTACCCGCAGTATCACGACCAAATATAATAGCGGGAGTACCGTCCCATTTTACACTAGTAGACGTTTTTGTATTGTCTTTGAGATGATCTATTACTCCCAACGCATCACGTACACCAGCACTGCCACGTCTAAATACTAAATCTTCTATGTGTTCTATACCTTTGGCCTTGCCACCTTCAACTTCTTCTATCAGTTTGGTCATGCCTTGATTGACTATTCTATCACGTAATTTTGCCAAGAAATGTACATCGCTTTCACCACGTGATTCATCTAATTCAATTCCGTTTTTGGCAAAGGCTGCTCTAGCATCTGCTAGTTTTTCTTCTCGTTTGGCATCGCCTTGCAATGCCTGTAACATAGTTTCAACACTGTATAAGTCATCACGAGTGGCACGTTTATTCAACATTAATTTTGCTATTTCATCAGGGTCAGATGATACAGTTTGATTGCTTGCGCGATCTACTAATCCTTTGCGAGTTATAATTTTATATCCAGATGCTTTGGCAATACTATTAAGCATTATGTGTCTATCTACTGCGGTGTATTTGCTATTAACAGGATGCGTTATAAAAAACTGCCCAACGGCCATGTCTTCCATGAACATAAAATCTGTTTGTACATAACCTTTGCTGGGATTACCACCTATTGGTGTTTTAAAATGAACTTGATCGCCGCCCTTTTTAACATATTCTTGCGGTTTAAGTTTATGACTGTTACACCATTGGGTCAATTCTGCTATTAGTTGATCAGGTGAAATTTCTTGTATATTGACCTGCAAATCAAGATCTCCCGAACTGGGTTTTTTTCCAGTACTGCCTAACCAACGTACAGGATACCCAGTTTTAGGATCCGTTTCGCCGTGTAGGTCAAGACCTATTAATTGCTCAAGCCAGTCTACCGTAATGGGTATGTCAGTTTGCGCGATACGTTGAGTAGTTCCTTTGCCATCGCTATCTTTAAATACATTTCCACCTTCTTTAAGTATCATAATGAATCTTCTCTCAACCCTAGTATTGGCGCTATCTGTTTGGCCAGAGCAATTTTTGTTCTAGCATCAGCGTTTTTTATAGATTTTAAGAAATTATCTATATTAATTTTGTCTAGAGGATTTGACGCATAATCCCCAGTATTAGAGGCAACGTCTTTTATGTTTTCATATTTTTTCCATAAAGCAGCTGCGATAGCTTTTTGAACAAAAAGCTCAAACTGCATCTTGCGATTTTGATCAGTTGTATTTGGATCTAGTATTTTTTGGGCAGTACCCGGTAAGTCGGCATCTGCTTCTTTTTCCGCATACTTTACACTATATTGCGGGGTTATTTTTTTAGCCATCCATTGTAGCAAAGAAGCACTGGGGTTGGCACTTGGTGCGACGTCATTAGATTTATCTATAGTAGGTTGAGTTGCAATCTTTTTAGGAGTTTTAACCGCAGATGGTGAAGTTGCCAACTTCACTGTAGGCCTGGTAGGTTGATTAACGCTGGCTGTATTTGCTGGTTGAACAGGCTGTTTTTGATTTCTTTGGCTGCTTCTTTTTGCTAAATCGCCCGGTGACATTTTGTTTGGAACTACATTAGGTATAGCTTCGTACAAATCCTGTTCAAATATGTCCCATTCTTCAGCTAGTGCTGTGGCCAGATTATCGGCAGGTTTACCTATTCCTGTGCCGTAGGCATTGGCTTGATTTGGTACACCATAAGATTTTCCAGATATATGACCTTTGCCATAGTTTTGAGTGTTAGCAGTATTAGTAGGTTTAGCTAGGGGTTTTTTAACTGCTAATTTTTTAATTCCAGCAGCTTTCGGTGATTCAGTATTAGGTATTGTAGTAGGATTTTGAATGCTACCAAAGTTATTATCAGCAAATGCTTTTTGAAATTGAGGCCACAAAAAATCTATTAATCTCTTTACTTCAGGATTACGCTGGACCTGTTGTATAGAATCCTGATAACTTTCTGGCGGAGTTAGATAACCTTTGCCTTGAGCCGATTTCACTAATTGTTGATTCTTAGTAGTCTGTGACTGCCGTGTTACCTTAGATGGATTAGCCGCAGCCAAAGCATTAGCAGGGCTATTAGGGAAG